TGCAACCATATGTTGTCGCAAACTTTTATGGTAAAAAACATCCAGAACATAAGAAAAATCTAAGAATAATGGCAGATAAGACTGCATATGGTCGTGTAAATGCAGGTCTACATTATCCTATGGATTACAGTGCAGGTATCAAACTTGCAGATAGTTTGAATGATTATATAGATTTTGATTATGAATTAAAAGAAGATGCACCAGTGAACGCAACAGGAGTTGCAGTATCGACAGATACACCTTTAGTGAGAAGTAGAAACACATACAAGAAAAGAAATAAGAAAGAAGCAGAAAAACTCTACACTCGCATACTAAGAAGATACGACTACAAATAATATGTTAAAATTTTTAAATTGGCTCGCCCTATTTACATCAGTGGGCATTGCAGGAATAGCTGCCTATTTCTCAGTGATAGGTATGGCGACTATTTTTGCAGGCGCTTATCTCGGCACTATCGTCATGATGACTGCATTAGAAGTTGGTAAATTAGTCACGGCTGCCTTTTTACATCTTGCGTGGGACAAATTAAACTACATGAAGTATTATCTTGTCACGGCAGTAGGTGTATTAATGTTGATTACATCATTAGGTATATTCGGGTATCTATCAAAGGCGAATATAGAAACAACACTTGTAGGTGACTCATATACATTAGAGATGTCTATCATAGATAAGAGAATAGAATCAAAAGAATCACAATTAACAAGACTAGAAGATAGAGTTGCAAATCTAGACAACATCATAGATACTGCAAGACCACAAGATAGAAACTATATCGATAGAAGACAACAAGACGAGAGACAAGAAATCGCAAATGATATTGACATAATAGTAGACGATATAGTAAAATTAAATGAAGACAAATTACCATTACAAAGACTACAAATAGAACAAGAAGCGGAGATTGGTCCTATAAAATATGTGGCAGAAGTCATTTATGGGCAAGACGATTCTGTCAAGTATCTTGACAATGCTGTAAGGTGGGTGATTTATGCACTCATCTTCGTATTTGACCCTTTAGCGGTGCTACTATTAGTATCATCAACAGGTTTGATTGCGAGAAGAATTGAACAAGATAAACCTAAGGTTGTTGAGAACAGATATGTCATTCAAGTGCCTAAAAATAAACTCAAAAATATAAGTAAAAAAGACTTGTAAAACCTTGTATCACACAGTATAATAGATGTAATGCTGTGGTTGGAAAGAAAATATTTATCTATGGTCATGTCGAATCTCGACAGGGCGAAGTGGGTCAATGAGAATACACTTAATCATAGATGTCCTTATTGTGGTGACTCACAAAGAAATGTTTACAAAGCGAGAGGTTATCACTTTGTAAAAGAACAATCGTTCATATTTAAGTGTCATAACTGTAGTAAGACGACATCAAGTGTAAACTTTTTGAAAGAGAATTTTCCTACTATACATAAAGAGTATCTCAAAGAATTTCTTTCAGAGAAAGGTCATAAACCTAAGAAAAAAATGTTATCGAGTGACAAATTTAAGTTCACTCCAAGAACAGAAATTCTAAATAAAAAAGATAACAGTTTAACGGCAGTTGCCTTTCCTGTATCAGAGAAATCAGAGGCAAGAAACTATCTATTAGATAGAAAGATACCTGAATTCAAGATGCAAGATATCTGGTTCGTGACACAGGCACAATCACTCAATCTATTATCAGACAAGTATAAAGATAGAGTGTTAGGCAATGACCCTAGAATTGTTTTGCCATTCTATAGTGAGAATGGGGACTTAATTGGTCTAACAGGCAGAGCGATAAACGATTCGCCATTGCGATATTTGACCATGAGATTCCGAGATGATGTTCCACTCATCTACAACCTTAACAATGTGGACAGGTCAAAGACAATCTATGTGACAGAGGGACCTATAGATAGTCTATTCCTTCCGAATGCAATTGCAGTTGCAGGAAGTGATTTTAAGAAAATACCAGAAGATATAAAAGATCAAGTAATACTTATCTATGACAATGAACCACGAAACAAAGAGATAATTAAAAAAATCGAAGAAGTCATAAGACTTGGTTATCGTGTGTGCATTTGGAATGATAAGAGAATAAAAGATTGTAAAGATATTAACGACATGATTATGAGTGGGTTAAGTGAAAGCGAAGTGTTAGAAATCATCAATCGTAATACAGTTCAAGGTCTCTCAGCAAAATTACAATTGGTGGAGTATAAAAAAATATGAACTCAGAAATTAAAGTAGTAAAGTCAGACGGTTCAAAAGTCAACATTGATCTAGACAAAATACATAGAATGGTCGAAAAGGCATGTAGAGGCATCACAGGTGTTTCTGAGTCTTCTGTAGAGATGAATAGTGGTCTACAATTCTATGACGGTATAACAACACAAGAAATACAAAAGATACTTGTCAAAAGTGCGAGTGATCTGATTAGTTTAGAATCACCTAACTATCAGTTTGTTGCATCTAGATTATTATTGTTTGCAATACAGAAACAAGTATTCAACACAAAGTGGAAAGACAGTGAAATATATCCACATATCAAAGACATTCTAGAAAGAAACATAGATGCAGGTCTATACACAAAAGATTTAAGAAAACACTATACAGACGAAGAACTAGATAAGATAGATTCGTATCTCAGACATAGTAGAGATACAGAATTTACATATGCAGGTTTACAACAAGTAGTAGATAAGTATCTAGTTCAAGACAGGTCAACAAACAAAATATTCGAAACACCGCAATTCATGTATATGTTAATTGCAATGACATTGTTTATGAGATACGACAACGGTGAAAGACTAGATTATGTGAAGAGATATTACGATGCGATATCTACTTTTAAAATTAACATACCAACACCTATCATGGCAGGTGTAAGAACACCACTAAAACAATTTGCATCATGTGTTCTAGTTGATAGTGATGATACCCTAGATTCATTATTTGCAAGTGATATGGCGATTGGTCGATATGTAGCTCAAAGAGCGGGGATAGGGATAAATGCAGGAAGAATACGAGGACTTGGAAGCAGAATTAGAGGAGGTGAAGTTCAACATACTGGAGTTATACCATTCCTTAAAAAGTTTGAATCAACAGTTAGATGTTGCACACAAAATGGTGTCAGAGGCGGAAGCGCAACTGTCCACTTTCCTATATGGCACCAAGAAATCGAAGACATCATTGTTCTCAAAAATAACAAAGGCACTGAGGATAACAGGGTAAGAAAATTAGATTATAGTATACAGTTATCAGAACTATTCTATAAAAGATTTATTGCAAATGAAGATATTACATTGTTCAGTCCTCATGATGTGCCTGATTTATATGATGCATTCGGCACACCAGAGTTTGATGAGATGTATGAAAAATATGAGAGAGCAACATCAATACCTAAATCAAAAGTTAGTGCAAGAGAATTATTTACCAATCTATTGAAAGAGAGAGCGGAGACTGGCAGAATCTATATCATGAATATAGACCATAGTAATTCTCATAGTAGTTTTCTTGACAAAGTAAACATGAGTAATCTTTGTCAAGAGATTACTTTACCAACAGACCCAATACAACACATTGATGGTGATGGTGAGATTGCATTATGTATATTAAGTGCAGTAAATGTAGGTATAATCAAAGACGAAGAGTTTGAAGACATTTGTGATCTCGCAGTAAGAGGTTTAGATGAACTGATAGATTATCAAGAATATCCAGTATCAGCCGCTCAGAAATCAACTATTGCAAGAAGAAGTTTAGGAATAGGATACATTGGTCTTGCACATTTCCTTGCAAAAAACAGAGTAAAATATAGTGACCAAGACGCCTGGAGTCTCGTCCACGAACTTACGGAGAAGTTTCAGTATCATCTACTCAACTCTTCTATGAACTTGGCAAAAGAGAAAGGCGCATGTTCGTATTTTCATAGAACTAAGTATTCACAAGGTATATTACCTATTGATACATACAAAAAAGATGTTGATGAGATTGCACCAAATAATCTAGTGTGTGATTGGGAGAAACTAAGACAAGATATATTAGACTATGGTCTCAGACATTCTACACTCACTGCACAAATGCCAAGTGAGTCATCTAGTGTGACATCAAATGCAACAAACGGCATAGAACCACCAAGAGATTACTTGTCAGTTAAGAAAAGTAAAAAAGGCACACTCAAACAAATAGTGCCACAATACTCACATCTAAAGAGTGCATACACTTTGTTGTGGGATATGCCAGATAATACAGGATATATAAATGTAGTATCAGTTATGCAAAAGTTTTTTGATCAAGCGATATCAGGTAATTGGTCATATAATCCTGAAAACTATGAGAACGGCGAAGTTCCTGTATCTGTAATGGCAAAAGACTTATTGACAACATACAAATATGGTTGGAAAACATCTTACTATCATAACACCATGGATGGTAAAGTAGAAGATGTGATTACAGACCCAAACTCAGCGATGAACGATTATATACCACCATTGACACATAATGATAGTGATGAGGAAGAATGCGATGCCTGTGCAATTTGAAGAAAAGACAGTAAAATATAAATTTTGGGACGAAGAAACGGATAAGTATATAACTGGTTCTACAAACGAACTTACATGGCAGTTGATGAAGAATCGTTATGTGGTTTTGAGAGACTTCTTACCTAAAGAACTAAGAGATATGGCTATGGATATGTGGCGATCTTGTGAAGAGATGAACTTGAAGTTCATAGACACAGAGAAGAAAGACATAACATACAAAAATCCTAAAGAAACTATAGGTAAATCAGATGGTGGATATTGCACACCATGGGGTATCGCACTACATGGTTTCATACACAAGAAGTTAAAAGACTTCATAGATTTAGATTTGAGAGAGACATACTCTTATACTAGAAAATATAAGAGAGGTGCATATCTAGGTTCACATACAGATAGACCTGCATGTGAGATTAGTGCCACACTTTGTTTAGATTATTTGACAGATGACAACACACCATGGCCGATATGGGTTAGAAACGATAAAAACTATGCAGGTTTAGATGCAGAAATTGTCAAGAATGAGTCGCAAGATATACCACAAAGACTAAGAGAGAAGAATCATTGTCATGTAGTATCTCTAGAACCAGGAGACATATTACTATATCAAGGTCCTAATATACCACACTGGCGAGACTATTTACTAGGTGAGTATAGTTATCACTTATTTGTGCATTTCTTCAATGCTGATAGTAAGATGAGAGAGATAGAGGGGTTTGATTACGGCATACAGCATGATGTCAACATAGGACCAAATAGTAACAATAGAAAGTTTGCACTTGATTTAGATGGCAGACCAAACAGATTGCATGGTGGTAAGAATTGGTATGATAACTACGATAAGTTTTCTGATGTAAAGCGATCAACAGAAAAATTACAGAAGTGTTATGATTTTGTTGACAATTATTACAATTCAGATTATGGAAAATATGTGAATAATTTTGACCACTTAGAAAGAGTAGAAAACAAATGACAGTATTTAATAGAGAGAAAATAGATTTTACAAAACAAAAACCGTTTTTTGGTCCTGAACTAAATGTTCAGAGATTCGACACATTCAAATATCCCGTATTTGACAAACTTACTCAGACACAGTTAGGGTATTTCTGGAGACCAGAAGAAGTATCTCTACAAAAAGATAGAAACGATTATCAACAACTCAACGATGCACAAAAACACATCTTTACATCTAATCTAAGATATCAAACTCTTTTAGATTCAGTTCAAGGCAGAGCACCTTCCATAGCATTTTTACCATTCGTGACTTTGCCTGAACTTGAATCATGTATTATCACCTGGGATTTTATGGAGACTATACACAGTAGGTCTTATACACACATTATTAAAAATGTGTATGCAAACCCAGGTGATATCTTTGATACAATACTAGACGAAGATGCAATAATTAAGAGAGCAGAGATGGTCACAGAGAAATACGACCATTTCATAGAACTAGGCAGAAGACGATTACTAGGTCTTAAAGTAGACGACTACGATCTATATAAGGCACTATATCTTGCACTAGTGTCAGTAAACATATTAGAGGGTATCAGATTCTTTGTATCATTTGCATGTAGTTTTGCATTTGGTGAATTGAAACTCATGGAGGGCAGTGCAAAGATTATATCTTTCATCGCAAGAGACGAGGCACAACACCTTGCAACATCACAACATATACTCAAAGTATACAAAAATCATGAGAATGATAAGATTATGAATCAAGTCATGAAAGATTGCGAACAAGAAGTATACGAAATGTATGAAGATGCAGTGACACAGGAAAAAGAATGGGCAGAGTTTTTGTTTAAAGACGGCAGTATGATAGGTTTGTCAGTGCCATTATTAAACAAATATGTAGAGTATATTGCAAATAAGAGAATGAGAATGATAGGTCTTGACCCTATTTACGATGTCTCTAGTGCAAATAATCCTCTGCCTTGGACACGACACTGGTTGAACAGTAGAGGTCTACAAAACGCACCACAAGAAACAGAGATAGAATCTTATGTAATAGGTGGTATTAAACAAGATGTCAATGATGACACTTTTTCGGACTTTAAATTATGAGAAATGAAGCATTTTATTTAATTATAGGCATATGTGGTTTCATGTATGGCACTATTACTATGGCATACAACAGTTTAGAATACAAGGGTTACGAAAGTGCCCATAGTTGCACAGGCGATTGTTATGTGAAATATGTAGAAGAGAACGGCACTCCTGCACAAATAGAACAAAAGAAACAAGAACTTGCAAGTGCAGACGAGTTTAGTTCTATTAGAGGTCTTTGGGCTGGTTGCGCCGCTTGTCATGGTCAACAAGGTCAAGGTATGGGTGCATTTCCTA